ATTTCAAAAGCAAACGCTGAGAAGGCATGGAAAAAACAGAAGTGTGTCCTTGCTGAAGTCATGCCAGCACTTCAGAAACAAATGAAGCTATGGAACGATCCTCAATTTATTCCTCACCCAGCTTCATGGCTCAATGGCAGAAGGTGGGAGGACGAATTACCGAGCGGTAACAGAACAACATCAACACAAGCAAATGTCCGAGCAGTCACACCGAGCGGTAACATTGATCCGTCAACCAAGAAGAAGCAATGGTATACACTCTGCGAGGAGCGTGGAGAGAAGCAAGCATTCAAGGATTGGCTGATGGAAACCCGGCCTGAAGAATGGAGTGACTTTCTTCCTTCTATGGATGTCCGCTGGTGGGTTGAATTTTGCAATAGACCAGTTGAGTTTTAGTGATACAATCAAACCGAACACATGAGATACGCGAGACTTCTTTGGCTCTACATCAAACGCGAATACTACATCGCGCAGTTGGTATGGCTTGAATTCAAAGTCGCAATCATCAGGTCACTCTCCAAATGAAAGAATTATTATTTATGATAGCATTAGCTATCGCATTTATCATCACAATTTCCGCTTGGCAACGGGCAACCAAGCCGGACTTCACAATATGCCCACTCTGCAATCAACACACAAACACACAATGAAAGAATCAGGACACTACTACGATCTCACAGGCAAAGCAGTCTTTGAGGTTCCTAACAAATCAAAGGGAGGAATGCGCGGAACAACTCTCCGAGACGCGAAAGCACTTGGACTCCTTCCGTCAGTAACAACAATCTTCAAATGCCTCGCTGCTCCGGAACTTGATAAGTGGAAGCAACAACAGGTTCTAATGGCAAGCCTCACACTTCCTCGTAACGAAGGCGAAAGCGATGAAGACTATTGCTCGCGTATTATGACGGATGCCTTCAAGCAAGTGGAGGATGCAGCTGATCTTGGAACACAAATCCACAAGGCGCTTGAGTTACACTTCCAAGGTCAACCATACGATCCAATCATGGAAGAGTATGTCGCGCCGGTTAAGAAGTGGGTGGATCATAATCGAGTCAAGTTCCTCCAGCATGAACTTCGCCTGGTTAACCCGGAGGTTGGCTATGCTGGAACTACAGACGCGCTCATTGAGAAAGATGGTGTGCTGTATGTCTTGGACTACAAGAGCCGGAAGACCAAGCCGGAATATGAGATCAAGCCATGGAGTAAGGAGCCAATGCAGATCGCGGCTTATGCCCATGTTGCCAAGGCAACCCGTGGTGTGAACCTTTACATCAGCACAACAGAACCAGGGCGCATCGGTGAGGCTTGGTATGATGAGAAGACTCTCAAGGAAAACTATGAGGCATTCACTCATGTCTGCAAATACTGGCAGTTCGCAAACAATTATGTGCCTCCAGTAAGTTTCTAAAAAAAATAAAAACTTTTTATTGACCGCAGATAAAAACCAAGTAGAATAAAAACTGCATGAACACACAAAGCGAAAACATCGGATGGATTGAATTGGAATCCATTTTTCAATTGACAGCCTCCTTAAAAAAGGATTGTGTTGACGCATGGAAAGGAAGTATTATATTTATCACCACATCTCTGAAAGAACTGGAGAGGTCTTTTATGTTGGAAAGGGATGCAGAAAACGAGCCTATGTCTTTAAAAGAAGAGGAAGATTATGGGATTCTTTTTACAAAAAACACGGATGCATTGTTGTTATACAAATAGAAAACCTAACAGAAGAAGAGTCATATAATTTAGAAAAATTAGAAATAAAAAGACTAAAAGAAATAAATCAATGCAGAGCAAATATCTCATTAGGCGGGGACGGAGTGATCGTCGAGAACAGGTGGTGGGGAAAAGAGATTTCTAAAGCAAAAATAAAAAGATTTAAAGAAAATCCAATGCCTAAAGGTAGAGACAATAAATCATTCAAACATTTTTGCGATGATGCTATTTTAATTGAAGAATATAAAACATTAAATACAATACAAATATCAAAAAAATATAATGTTAGCGTTACAACAGTTTGGGATAGGCTTAAAAGCCTTGGTGTAAAATTAAAAAAACCAGGCAAAAAACCAGTAAAAATAATCTGTAAAAATAATGGGGAAATTTTTGATTCAATAAATGCAGCAGCAAGAAAATTTGGAGTATTCCGAGAAAACATTCGGAAAGTTCTAAAAAACGAATACAAACACACAAATAACTTAGTATTTGAATACATAAAATAAAATGAGCAACACACAATCAGATAACATTGCAGACCTCGCGGCTTCGCTTGCTAAAGCGCAAGCCGAAATGGGAGCGGTTCACAAGGATCAAGACAATCCCTACTTCCGCTCAAAATTCGCTGGACTATCAACAGTATGGGAAGCAGTAAAGCCAGCACTTACAAAGAACGGACTTAGCATCGTGCAGATGCCCGGTTCTGATGAGCGTGGATATTTTGTCCAAACCCAGTTGCTGCATAGCAGTGGACAATGGATTCGCAGCACAACTTACATGAAGCCTGCCAAAGAAGACCCGCAGGGAATCGGCAGTTTAATTTCATACGCTCGACGATATGCCTTGCAGGCAATGGTAATGGCCTGTCCTGACGATGATGATGGGGAAGCTGCAATGGGTCGCACTGCTCCAAAGCCAGCAGAATCGCCGAAGGCAACACCGAAGGTGGATACACCTAAAGCCGCGCCCAAACGCGATACAGAGCCTGCTAAGAGCGAAGAACCAAAGCAGAAGTTTAATGGCGCGAAGCATCAGGAACTCTTCCAAGAGTTGATGAAGGCAGGTATCACGCAGGATGACTTCATGTCGGCTCTCCGTCATGCTGGAACTATTCCAGAGAACGCAAAGGATTTCTTCTTGATGAAGGAAGCAACTGCTCAAAAATTCTTGAGCGAATTAACAACAACAATCGGTGTAGTCCGTGAATGGATCGCACTATACAAAAAATAATATCATATGTCACAATACGACAACACAAATAGCGGTGCGCTCTTTACCAATGTAAAGAAAGGCGAGAAACATCCAGACTTCAAAGGCCAAATCAATGTTGATGGAAAAGACTGGGACATTGCGGCATGGAATCGGACGAGCAAAAATGGAAATAGCTTTCTTTCTCTCAAGGTTTCCAAACCTTATGTGAAAGATGTTGATAGGTCTAAAGATACGGACTTGAACGAAGACTTCTAATTGCTCATCCTTGGGGAGGTAGGGTTTTTGCATTTCCCTGCCTCCCCAAAACTTTTAAACATATGAAAAAGTATCCAGTTCTCGGAGTCATCTTGCCGGATGCGGTAAAGAAAGAGCTAAAGAAACGAGCCGTTAAGAACGGACGATCTATGTCAACAGAAGCTGCGCGAATCATTGCCAAGGAAGTTGGCATGGAAGATGCTGAATAAGCATTCGCAATGAAAACACACACACTGAAGGGTTCTTTCTCTACCCCAAAGGGAATCATCACTCGCCAGCAACTCGCGGAAATGCTTTCTGGAAAGCATAAAACCGACATCAAGACAGCACTCAAGTTGATTTCTATCTGCGAAAGAGATGATGAGCTTGAAGAAGATGCTCCGAACAATCACTTTGCATTACTTGAAGAGGCTTGCGCTATCATTGCATTTGATCGGGGCGACATAGACGCTAAAGAATTGAAGATGACTATTGTTAAACAAGAACTTGAGGTTGGAACTGAAGAGTCAATTCTCAATGCGGCATTGAATACACGATTGGATAACGGATATTCCAAGTTGTCTGAACGATATGATTTCGGTGAGTTTATGACGCAATTCCGTCCAAAGGAAGGGGTTATTCCTACTCCAGAGGACTACGCTGCGGCTATTGGAATGGGCGTTGATATGTCATCCAAGGGAATGTGGCTTGCAGGTGATGGCATCCGTTACCTATATGCTACTGGACACGAGAATGTTCTTACGCAAATCGCGGCAAGCCTCAAGCTATCGTATAGCCATGTAAGTAATTGGCATCGAGCCGCATCGAGGATTCCTTCTCACCTGCGTAATGAGATTAGCCCAACTGTTGCTGTTGAAATTGCTACGGCAAAGTTCTCCGACGATGAGCAAGAGAACAACCGCAAAGTGTTGCAACTTGTTGATCAAGCCAGGAAAGAGAAGTGGTCTTGCCAAGAAGCCCGCTCCCATGTGCGAGCGGAGAAAGGTGGAGCAATTGAGAAACCAGTAAAACTATCTTGGGTTCAAGAGTTTGGTGGAAACGAAGACCTTCTTGTTATCGCGTGCCAGTGGTCAATTGGTGGTGGTGCTGGAGAATTAGATCAGTTTCACTTCATCGGTAAGTTGGTTAAAATTTTCCATCGTCTGTCTATAAATATACAGGGAGCAATCCGATTGATCATCAATGATAGGTTAAAGGAGCATTATGCTCTTGAGCTTCGCGATTCTGCTGGATTGTTTGACGAAGACACGCTGCAAGAGTTGAGGAAATTGCGAAATGACAATTGAAATTACTAAAGGCAGTGATAATCCTGTATCGGATTTTTTCTCATCGCCATCCAACACACCAGAGACGGATGCTTTTATGACCAGAATTCGCGGAATTGACGGAGACAAGCATTGGGTTCCAGTTAATACAGCCCGACGCTTGGAACGCGAGCGCGACGAATGGCGCAAAAAATTCGAACTATCTGTTGATGCTGTGGAAATAGCTGCACGCTTAGCGCGAGCCGAAAGCGAGCGCGACGAGGCGCGGGAGCAAATCAAAGAGCTGATTTATATTTCAGAACGGGCTGTCGCTTTGGCTGAAATGGATTTTGAAAACGACAAGTTTGGAATCGTATCTGAACTCAGAGATGGGGTGGAACGGATAAAGGAGGGCGCGAAATGAGAATAGATTACGATAAAGATCAGTTAAGTTACGCTTTGGCAAACGCTTTAAAAGAACGCGACGAGGCGCGGGAGGCGTTGGCGGATTGGGAGAATGCGGCGGCTCATGTCGAGGCCGACCATCCGGATGAGAAACATTGCGGGTGCGTTCCTGTTCTGCGCAAACTTTTACACGATGCAAGACGCGAACGCGACGAGGCGCGGGAGCAAATTGCCAAGCTGCGTTACATCGCAGAGATGGCGATTGAGTATGTTGGTCACACAGCAGTTCAGCAAAAACTTCGCGCTGAATTCAATCAACTCAAAGAGTTAAGAAATGAAAGAGTATAAACGATGCCGCGAGATCGGCGCTACTATCATCCGAGAACCAATAGATCATGTGAACAGGAATGATTTGCATGAGCGTTTGACAAAGGCGGGGATGAGTTCAGAACTCTATTCAAATCTGTATGGAGTCCAGACGCAATATATCGCAGGACCATACGCCTGGGATGTTGAAGCCGTTCTTGAGCGCATGATGTCCGGCAAACTAACCGGAACTCAACTCTTGATGGACTAATGCACTACGCACTAAACGCACCAGTTCCACAGCACATCTACGGATATGTTGAGAAGAGAATCCTATTCGGCCTTGAGGATGTTGAAGGATACGAACCTTGTGTAATTACTGGCGTGACATCTATCCCAGGGCGAGCATTGCACTTCTCTATTCTCTGCGAAAGCGGAGCGCAATGGGCAAGGATTCCGATACATTGCTTATTCCACAAGCTACCATGCGGTGATCAGAAGCCCGCGTATGAGGTTTTTGACCTTCAGATGTGGGACTGCATGGGTCTGGAGTTTAGCGTTGTTCAATACACATATTTTCGAGAGATGTCTTGCACCTTCCGAAATAGGGAAGGCGTGTGTGTTCCGGCTCAATATTGGTTCACGCTGGATCATACCGACAACGGATATAGTCTGTCTCCAACACAACACAAATGTTTTCACTTATTGAAATGTTGTGATGGGTCCGGGCAGATCGCAGCTATGCCGAACAATAGAATCGTGTGGCATGATCCATCGTTTGTGCGAGGAGAGATTCCAAAATACAAGGTGATGGCAGATGTGACATGGCACTGCGAGCAACAAGCTCTTGACAATCCGCATGATACAGCATTTACTGAATAAAAATTATGGCTAAATCAGACTACTACGATGACCCTGAGTCCTATTGGGAAGATAAACGATGGGCCGAAGAACAAGACGCGAGGGATAAATTGGCGCGATGGGAACGCCAGAATCCTAATCATGTATATGGTCAACGAGAACCAGAGGAAAATTAATGGCACGGGCTAAAGGACAGGACTTGACTCCAAAGGAGCGTGAGTTTTGCAAGTTTCTTGCAACCGGCATTCCAGTCTATCGTGCATTTTTCCAAGCAGGATACAAGGCGACGACAAACAAGTATGCCTCCATGAAGGGGTCTGCAATCGCAGCTCGCCCTAATTGTGCGAAGTATATCGCAGAACTAAAAGAGTCTCAATGGTTGTCCACAGTCATGTCGATGGCAGAGAAACGCGCATTGATGGCAGAGATCGCAAGAGCCAAGCCTTCAGATATCACCGAGGATTCGCCAGTTGCCTCTATATCTATAGATGGTGAGGGAAATAGGTCAATACAAGGGCCGAAGGTTTCCGACAAGCTAAAGGCCATTGAGCTTGATGCTCGTATCTCCGGCGAACTAACCCAGGAGAATGATTCCAGAACTCAAATCGCGATTCAGTTGGTGAATGATCGTCTTGAGATTCCATCT